ATTGTATTCGGTGAGCGGTTCACCAATCTTTTTATTAGTTTCAATTTCTAACAAAAGATGTCTAACACAATCATGATCTAATTTCATACTTATCAATACCTTAGGTTGATAACAACATTATACACGAAAGGAAAGATAGAAATGCCACATATTTTAAACGTAACAGTTCCAATACCTGAAACACACGTGCTTATCACAAAAGATGAATATGAAGAGTTAATAGCTTACTCATTAGACCCTGTATGGAACATGAGCGACTTAAAGAAGAAATTAAAAATTGCATCTGATGAAACAATCAAAGACAGGTTATTATTTCACCCTAGACTCGAAAAAGAGTTAAGAGCACAAGGTATCGTACATTATCCTGATGAGAATTTTAATCGTTGGAGGTTTAACGCAAGAAGGATGCATAAGTTTGTAGATGAACATTTTAATGAGATTTACAAAGGAGGGCACAACAAATGAGTAAAACTTATAAAAGCTACCTAGTAGCAGTACTATGCTTCACAGTCTTAGCGATTGTACTTATGCCGTTTCTATACTTCACTACAGCATGGTCAATTGCAGGATTCGCAAGTATCGCAACATTCATATTCTATAAGGAATACTTTTATGAAGAATAAAAAAACTGCTACTTGCGCCAACAAGTAACAGTAACAAACATTTAAGAAATAAAATTCAAGTTAAATATAAAACGAAAAACGGAGGAAGTCAACCATGACTAAAAATTATAAAGACATGACGCAGGAAGAAATAAAAGACTTATTATCTGAAAAAACGGCAGAATTGTATGAATTAGCGAAAGAAATTAAGGGAGAAAGTAAATTTGATATTTTGCTTTTCTCATCAATAGGAGTTATCGACGGAGATTATTTAGCAGGTTCAAGTTCTGTGATTGGTCATACTTTTGATCTTGCTTACTTATTGGATAGCACTAAGAGTTATAAAGATATTGTCAATGTTCTCCAAATGTGTAAATCACAAAAAATTCTCGGTATAGATGACGACAAGGAGGACTAAAACAATGTATTACAAAACGGGTGACGTATGTCGAAAAATATTTAATGTAGATGGCTTTGATTTTCAATTAAGAGTTAAGAAGCGAGCATATAGTGTCGAAATAGTCGTTTTAGATCATGAAGGAAATTCAATTGACGGGCTACTAGTTTCTGACGAGAACGATCTATACACAGCTTTAGATATTTTGAAACAAAGTATTTATGAATGGATTGAAAATAACATAGATGAACAGGACAGACTAATTAACTTAGTCATGAAATGGTAGGTATAAGCATGAGAGATACAGAAAGAAATATATTGAATATTTTTAAGACGTTATTCGACGAATATACTTTGTCAAACCAACGAGCATTATTGGAAATTGAACGTAATCATCACGGATACTTATCGATTAATTTCTTGCACTATCACGACAGTTACAAAACAAACAATAAGCTTGTGCAGATACATGAAATCAATCCAGACAGCCATGAACGAATAAAAAATTTAATTATCGAGGTGCTAAGAGGTCATCGGAAGATTAAAAAAGGAGCATGAGGAAAGATATGAAAATAAATAAGTTAACTATATCGAACTTTGCTGGAATCAAAGAAGAAAAATTTAACTTTGACGGTAAAGATGCAAAAATATACGGCAATAATGCGACTGGCAAGACTACAACAGCAACCGCATTACAATGGCTGCTTTTCGATAAGGGTTTAGACGGTTCAACCAAATCATTTAACCCTGTACCTTTAAACGAAAAAAACGAAGAAAATTATGAGTTAATTCCGACTGTTTTCGCAGAATTTGAAATCGACGGAAAAATTACGACTTTTAAAAAAGAGTCACATCCTAAGTACACAATAAATCAAAAAACGAATCGCAAGGAATACTCACGAAGTCGAACGAAGAAACAATATATCAATGATGAATCAATAAAAGTAAAGGATTATAAAGCTCGTATTGATGAACTGATTGATGAAGATGTATTCAAGTTAATTACGAACCCTCAAGCATTTAACTTACTAGATTGGAAGAAACGAAGAAGTTTGTTGTTTGAAATCGCTAAACCAATCAATGATGAGGATGTCATTAAAACAAATGATGATTTTAAAGAACTAAATAATATTCTTGGAGATCACGAAATTGAAACAAAGAAAAAGATTCTTACAGACAAGATAAAACAGATTAACAAAGATATCAAAGATATTCCGATACGTATTAACCAAACGCAACAAAATAAGCAGGATGTACCGGAATTCGATAATGATAGACACACAATCATAAAACAAGAAATTGAGCAACTTGAAAATGAGCGTATAGATATTCAAAACGGTGCAGAAGAAATTAATTTGCGTAACCAATTAGCTGATAAACAATCAGAATTGAAGCGCATAGAAGCTAATAATAGCGCCAGTAATGAGAACAAAATACATGCTTTAACAAATGAGCTACACGTTGAAAATGGAACGGTTGCGAATCTTAAAACAAGATTAAAGCAAAACAAACAACAAATTACACATGAAGAAAATCGACGTAATCAATTATTAGAAAATCATAAAGGATTAAAAAGTGATTTAGAAAAAGCTAAAAATCAAAAATTTGAATATCTTGATGACAATGTATGTAGTTGTTGTGGTCAACAGTTACCAGCTGAACAAGTGAGTGAGGTAAGAGAAAAAGCATTGCAGAAATTCAATGCAAACAAATCGAAAGAATTAGAAACAATACAAACATCTATCAATCACATTATTTCAGAGGGCAAGAAAATAAAGCCAATTATCGAGAAATTAGAGGATGACAACAATAATTTACAAATTAAAATCAACGAAGCAGAAGAGCGTTCAGCAAGAATACAAAACAAAATTAATAAGTTGAAAATAACTCACGTTGACGTTACGCAAACTGACGAATACAAAGCAGTAATGTTAGAGATAAATGAGATTAATCAAAAACGCTCTAACATCAGGAAAACTATTCAAGATAAAGTTTCAGGAATAGATGACAAAATAAGCGAGCTTACTCAAGAAAAATCAGAAATTGAAGTGTCAATATCAATCGAAAAATCAAATAAACATCTAGATGATGTTATTTCTGAATTAAGAAATGAAGAAGACAGATTATTGGATGAAAAAGAAAAGTATTCACATGACCTTTATATCTTAAAAGAATTTACAACAACAAAAGTCAAAATGCTTACTGAAAACATCAATAACGAATTTGATATTGCTGAATTTAAGCTATTCAATACCTTAGTTAACGGCGAATTAGAAGAAACATGTTCAACAACGGTTAATGGTGTCGAGTATGACAGCGGTTTAAATAACGCCTCAAGAATTAATGTTGGCTTAGATATCATCAACACACTATCAAAACATTTTAAAGTTACAGCGCCAATATTTATTGATAATGCTGAATCAGTAACAGAGCTTATCAAAACAGAATCACAACAAATTCAATTGATAGTAAATGAACAAGATAAAAAATTAAGAATGGAGACTATATAAAATGACGAATGAATTACTATTAAAAAACAATAAAATGGGCGACAACGTTCTATCTAGAGTTAAGACATTAGAAGCACAAGGAGATTTACAGTTTCCTGCAAACTATTCGCCTGAGAATGCAATGAAGTCAGCAATGTTACAACTGCAAGAATTAAAAGGATCTAAAAAAGATGGTTATAAACCAGCGCTGGAATTTGCAACTTCAACCAGCATAGCAAACGCCTTAATGGACATGGTTGTACAAGGTTTAAATCCTGCTAAGAATCAAGGCTATTTCATTATGTATGGCGATAAGGTTCAATTCCAAAGAAGTTACCACGGAACAATGGCAGTAACTAAACGTGTAGCAGGCGCAGAAGAAATTAATGCAGAAGTCATATTTGAAGGTGACGAAGTTAAGTATAAAACTAAAAACGGAAAAATTGTTGAACTTGAACATACACAGTCTTTTGGTAACAGAAACACACAAAACATTATCGGTGCATATGCAACAGTTGTATTTAAAGATGAAAGTAGAAATTACACTGAAATCATGACATTTGAAGAGATTGAAGAAGCGTGGAAGCAATCACAAATGGTTTATAACGGTGTATTTAAAGAAGACGGTACACACAGAAGATTCCCTCAAGAAATGGCTAAAAAGACTGTAATAAACCGTGCATGTAAAAAGATTTTAAACAGCACGGATGACGCTAGTCTTTTATCAAATCAAATTAAAGAATCTGAACAACGTCAACGCAAAGAAGTATTGGATGCAGAAGTTGAAGAAAATGCAAATCAAGAACAATTGGATTTTGAACCACCAGTTTTT